TCTTCAAGAAGTTCATTGATTTCTTCAAAGATTGCTTCTTCTTTTTCATGTATTTTGGATAGCTTATCCATTTTTTTTCTAATTTTATCTAAAACGGTTTTTGGCATTATCTCATTCCTTCTGGTCGTGCCTGAACATCAATGCCAGACATAGTTAAAAAATTTCCTGATACTTTTACTCGTAGTCGATGATAGCGACTAGAAGATCGCAAAGGACAATTGCCATTATCTAAAGATGTAACTGCACTTCCAACTGCAATTCTATCTGCCTGTGAAGGTCTTGTAATAGGTGTAACAGTTATTGTTGTATCATTACCATCAGCATCAACAATTGGTCTTGCTCCAAGTAAAGTAGATCGTCTGTTTTTTGCTCCTTCAAATTCGGTGCTATCAACAGTTGCATCTAAACTTGATCCTAAAAACTTTCCAAATTTTTTATCGGCATTAAAAGCTGATAAACCAACTATATTATCGCCATACGCATAGGAGTCTAAACTATAAGGCAATCCCTCTAGTTCTCCTAACACATCTAAACTTTCTAAAGTGTTAAATGCTTCTTGGGAAGCTGTGGCAATAAATTCTAAACTTTGTCCTGATCCAGTTGCAAATCTATCAACATTAAAGTTGTAGCATAACAATCTGTTATTAACTGTGCTTGTCGGTAATCCAGTTGCATTTGCACCTCGATAGCTCCACACAGCTAGACTGTTATTAGGATCAATCGCTGATGAAATCCCTTCCAGATTGCTAGTAATATCCTTCATCAGAAAATCATCAATACGACCTTTTCCAATAGGTGTTAATTGTTGTCCACCTTCTAACTTGTAAATACCATCTTGAGCCAAGAAAAATATCATATTACCAAAAGAGCAAACAGATCGTGGAGCAAAAGCACCAATGTTATCGGCTATTTTAGTAAATTGAAACTTTAAAGGAGTTCCAGCATAATCCATTCGGTAGATAGCTCTTTCTAAAAAGACTACACCAAAACTTTCTCCACCAACTATTGCTTGAACATTACCATGAACACCAACAATATCTTGATAACCAGATTGTGTTGTTTGACTTGGAGTCCAAGTAGAACTATCATTAATTCCTGACCATTTTACTCGTTGGTTATTAACATCAAACTTTTGTAATTTATGTGTTTGACTTCCACCAGTAGCAGTTAAAGTAATTGCTGTTCCTGCTGTGGCATTAGCTGAAGTTGTCGCTAATTTAATAGTATTTGCTGCAACATAAATAACATAATAGGTACTCCCATCAGTTAAGTTTGTTAAAGCAGTATTACCATTTCTATCATAAATAACTGTGTCTCCAGTTGCCCAACCATGACTTGTAATCGTTATTTGATTACTTGAAATAGTATTAGAGTCAAAAGTTTTTGCTGTTTCATATTCAGTTGTAAATCCTGTAACAACAAAGTCTCTAACAACAGCTAAATATTTTGCTTTAAAATCAGTTAAATCTGAAAATAAGCTATCAGCTCCTTGTTCAAATTTTTGTATATAATCAGCATGATTAGTAGCAATAATGTTTTTACCAAATTGCGTAAATGCCCAAAAATCTCTTGATCCTTCTGAAGTAGAATTACTATATCCACCTGCTTTGGATTTATCTTGAAATACTAAACTTGTATCCATTTGATACAGTTTTGTTTCATCTCCTGCATAGTTGGTTGATCCACCATCAGAAAAAGATGTAAATAATCCAACTGGTGTCGTATTTAAACCTGTTCCACTTAAAGCTGCAAAGCTAGGAAAAGACCTATAACCTTTAGATAAAGGAATTACATTATCAACTTTAATTGCACCTGTATTTTGATAAGTCGGCAAGTCAGCTTGTAACTGCCCAAATTCTATATCAGGCATTTATACCACCATTCTTGCTGACATATTCAAAGGAGCTCCAGAAGTTCGACCTTGTGAAGCTGAATTGTTAGCACTATTTACTCCTTCTTTATATAATCCTGCCCAAACTGGTAATCGTTCATCATTCATTAAAAATGGCTCACTCTCAGCAAGTGAAGCATATAAATATAAATCAGGAAAATAAGTTAAAATATCATTTGATGTATTGGAACTTGATAGAGCTGTTGGTCTTTTGAAAAAACCAAGTTCTAATACATTTGCTGCATCAGGTCGCTTTCCTAAATAAATTTTACTTCCAACAATAGTGTAATAACCTGGACTGCCTGATCCTACTCCTGCGTTATACACTCGAAAAAAATCTGGTGGAGACATATAAGCTAGGAAGGTATAAGGATTAGATTGCCAAGTTGCATATCGCATTTCCAAATAACCTGTTGGCAAGTCATAGCTTTGCGTTCCTGCGACAGTTGTGATTGACACATCAACACTTTCCATTTCTCGCAGTCTTAAATCTCTTGCGTGGCGAGATTCAGCCAAATCTATAAAGGTATCTAAATATGAAGTTAAATCTGTCCTGTTGAGATAGTTTGCAATCTCTGTTTTCAGATTTGCGTAAGTGTCTAATGCCATTATAAATTTCCTGTATAAATTCTAAAGTGTCTGTTATCAGAATCATTGAGCCACTTGAAAAATCGTGGCTTGTCTAAAACTTGTCCTGTATAAGTTAATATTCCTTTTTTTGCCAATTGATGTAAAACAATATTTGGCAGTCGTGCTACTCTATATCCTTTTGCATCTTTGAGTGCATTTGATTTATATGCACCTTCATTTTGTGCTACCTTGTTTGCCTTAATGATTTCTTCAACATCTTGCACATTTTCAATATGTGTTTTGCCTTCTGCCTCATCAATAATTAAATTGGTTTTAACTGATGACTGATCTCCTGGCTCATTGAGTGAAATCTTTTTCGTAGCCACTATGCACCTTTGCCAGCTGCTCTCATTATGTCTTGGTCAATGGTACTCATCACATTCAATCCTTGATCTGATCTTCTTTTCAATGAAGGATTGTATTGTCTTGCACCTCTAGCAGTCTCCTTTGATTGTTTCTTGCCACCATAAGTAACCATTGGCTCACTTCTTTGTGCATCTTTAACAACTTTGTATAATCGTGAAGAATGCTTTTGATTAGAAAAAACTCCCATGTCTTTTGTCTCCTGTTAAATTGTTATTATAGAGAGGCGATGACTCGCCTCCCTATCCTTACTCTACAAATAATTATGCAGTTAAGTTAAATATACCATATGATGCGTTTGGAGCTTTTGCAGTTAAGCACCACTCAGCTAACATCATTTTCTTGTCCGAGTCTCCAGTTCTCGCTAAGTCTTTAGTTTGGAATGGTCGTAGGAAATCAATTGCCCACATATCCATTTGCAAAATATCAACTCTGTTTGCGTTTTGGAAACGATCTGGAACAAAAGCTACTTCGCCAAAATCTGATACATAAATATCAGTTGTGCCAATTGACACTTTATCGGAAGCATCTTTGTATTTAGTCGCTACACCTGCGAAAGCTGATGCCAGTTGTTTATGACTTGCAGTCATAAGAACAGTATCAGGATTTCCACCTAAATCAAATGCCTTTAAAAGACCTGCTTTAAGTAGAGTTTCGGTGTAAGTTCTGTTTGTGCCACCTGCGATTGAAGTTGCACCAGTTCCAGCAGGACTTGCACTTGGAGAGCCATTGGTAGCAAAGTTAGCTGCTGCTGTACTTGTTCCTGGAATATTACCTCCATACCAAGTTCCGACAGATGCACTTTTACGAGCAGCCGAAGCTGATCCTGCCACTTTTGCTTGTTCAATGCCTACTAAGGCATTTTCCATGTCTCTTTTTATTTCTTTTCCTGCTTTTGCCATTTGATAAGCCATTTGTTTGCCCATTCCTGCATTGTTGACTGCATCGTCAGTTCCAGAAATAGTAACAGCTTTGTGGCAAATTTGCGTGTAGTTGGTTAGTCTTACAACATCTGTAAGAGCTGCACCATCCACATTGTCTCCTTCAATTTGTGCATTGACTGCTACTGCTGCCAAAGCATCAGTATTCCATTGATGGAGGGTATTAGTTGCCGATCCTTTTGATGCGTTGCTCATGAACGGTGTTTCAGTTGGTGCTATGTTGTAGATAACATCAGCTAAATCTTCTCTCATGGCATTTACACTATCATAAGTATCGAAAGTATTGGTTGGTTGTGCCATTACTTTTTACTCCTTTTTAG